AGGATCACACCATCCTGCTGTGGCAGGAGGCTGACACCGCCGGAAAGCTGCGCACCGGCGCCAACCTGCGTGTGGCCGGCAAGGTCGCCAAGGCGCTCGACCGGCAGGTCGCCAAGGCCACCGGTGGCGGAGAAGTGATCGAAGGCGGCGATTTGCACCAGAAGCTGGTCGCAGCGATCAAGGGCATCGCCTCCAACAGCGAGGTGCGAGCCAAGGATATCGAGCGCGTGCAGTCCGCGCGCGAAGCATTCCAGGAACTCTCAGACGAGATCGCGGCCGCGGTGAAGGCGCGCAAACTCACCGCGAAGGCCGGCCAGAAAATGCTCGATCATTTCTTCCCGTGGCTCGACAGCGCGACCGAGGCGGTGAGCGTCGGAGAAGGGAGCGCGATGCAGTGGGCTGCACCGATGCAAGGCCAGCTCGCCAATCCGGCCGCGCTGGCGCTAAAGGCCCTACGCGCGAAAAAGAAATCCGGGCTGGTGTGGACGCGCAAGGCGGGACGATATGCGGCTAAGAGCTTCGACCGTGGACACCTCCGGGAAACCGGCGCCGACGTGACCTTCGAGAACCCCAACTGGGAAGGCGTGTCCGCAACCAGGGCCGAATACGCGCACTACTACGAGACAGAGATCGAGGGCGCGCGAGTGCGCTACTGGCCCGCCCAAAGCGGAATGCCGACCGGGCTCAAGCACTCGGTCGAGGTCATGGTACCGGGGAGCGACGCCGATGCTGCCCGCCGCGCGATGCGGACCCTGGAGGCGATGGGCATACCGACCACCCGGCCAGGCGCGCTCGATGCGGAGGAAAGGTACCTCCGCCAGATCATGCTGACGCGGAACGCCGCGGTGCCCGAGGTCGAGGCGCTCGGCGCCCAGGAGCGGGTCACCGCGCTGGCGGAGGCGCTGTCGCGCGATATGGGGCTCAAGGGCACCGAGGTACAGAAGCTACCCGAATACGACCCCACGCCGCACACCGGCGCATTCGGGCATTCGCGGCCCTATTTCAACCGGCCCGACATGGGCGGCGCGGCCGCAAAAAAATGGATCGTAGACCACCGGATATTCCATTCGACAGGCGGCCCGGTCGAGGACGTGTTCAAGCAGATATTCGAGGAGGGCGGGCACTTTAGCAGCAAGGCGGACTTCTTCCGCCGCGGCAAGGATTTCAGCGAGTTCGGGCAAAGCCCAGGCGCCGACATGGCCCGCGGCGGAGGCCGGTACCTCTATTCCCGCGCTCGCACACCAGGCCAGATCATAGGATCGAGCGGATTCTCTTGGGGCGGCGACGTGGTGAAGCGCGTCGACCACCGTGTCCACCTCAATGACCCCTACGGCGCGCTACCAACGAGAGATGAACTCTGGCTGCGCGTGCGACCGGAGCGCCAAGCCCTCGACGCCCGCGGATGGAATAGGGCGAATGAGCACCTGTTCAAGGACGGCATCTCATTATTCGCGCATGACTTCACGCTGCACACCAGCAGCAGGCGGAGCCGCCAGAACATCATCACCTGGCTCAAGACCAAGGGCGACCCGTACTCCAAAGGCCGCTGGCCCGACGGCCGCCAGCTCGAGGACGTGATCCTATGACCGAGAGCGAGCACACCAAAGAAGTCCAGACGTTTTTCGAGCGCGAGGTGGCAGGCCCCGCGGTCGTCGACATCATGGACGGCGACCAGATCCAAGGGACCTACCTAGCCGCGGAGATGTTCCTCACGACCGACGGGATTGCCTGGGCGGACGCTGGCTGGCCCGCCACGCCCGCGTCCGCCTTCCACCGCGTGGTCGGCGTGGTCAGGATGACGGGCACCCGGCAGGCGCGCGTAGCAGACGCACACCACGCGTTCGAAATCACCCCGGTGCTCGGCTGGATGCCGGAAACGATCGAGCTGGCGAGCTGGCGAGCGGCGGCCGCGAAGTACGGCATCACGCGCGACCAAGCGCGCGCGACGCTGGTCGAGGCGCTGGACGGTATCGGCGCCGATCCAACCGTGGAGCCGATAACATAGACTTCCCCGCGCCATGTGGTAAGCTGTGCTTGCGCTTGGAATAGACCGAGCGACAGGAGGCACCATGAATAAGCGCGAATACATCGAAGAACTGAAAGCGGCCCTGCACGCGGTCCGCCAGGAACGAATCAACAGGGTGCGGTCGAGAATCCACCGGCTGCGCGTCACCACCCCGGCCCCCGGCGACATCCGCGACATCATGCGGCTGATCCAGGGAGCCGAGGCGCTGCGCCGGCTGATCGAGGACACCAAGATCGACCTCGAGGACGGTACCGAGATCCACCCCGAGGACGCGCACGAGGCGCTGTTCGCAGCAGGCGAGGACGCCTAGATGTGGATCTGGACGCCAGACGGATTCCTGAGCATCGTCGCGCACCGGGAGGACTCCAAGCGCTTCCTGGTGCGCGCACGGCTCCGACAGCATCTGGAGGCGTGGTTTCCGGACCACGAGATTATCGAGCTGCAGGACGCGGACTACCGATATCGCGCCAACATCTTCCGCGGCGAGGTCATCGCCGCGGTCAAGCGCGCGGTGGAGGCCATCACATACGACAACTTCAAAAACACCCTGCACGACCCGTTGGACCACGCCGCGGCGATGAGCGTGTGGTTGGCCACCCTGCGCATGCAGCCCTCCTCGAAGGGCGATGACCGGTTCGAGCTATCTCTTGATCCTTCTAATTGGCACTGCCGAGACCTGGAGGACCCCGGAGACTTCGCCGAACCGGAGGACTTCGAGCCCTGGCCGCCCGAGCTTCCGCTGACCGACCCGACCTAACCACTCCCCGCGCACCCACCTCGGCCATGCGCTACGATAGGCGCATGGCCGAGTTCGAATTCACGATCAAGGACGAACAGGCCCAGGCGATGCTGGCCCAGCTCGTCGCCAAGGCCGAGGACACCACGCCCATGCTCAACCTGGTGGGCGGCGCGCTCAAGTCGCGCGTGCTGCGCCAGTTTGACAAGCAGCAGGACCCCTACGGCAACCCCTGGAAAGCGCTCAAGCTACGAGCCGGTCAGATCCTGCGCGATACCGGCGCCCTGCGAAACAGCATCGATTACGAGATCGACGGCGACGCCGCTGTGGTGATCGGCACTAAGATCCCCTACGCCATCGTCCACCAGACCGGCGCCCACATCGTGGCGGGCAAGCCGCCCCACCTGAGCCTGGGCGGCTACCACACCAAAGGGAGCCCCGTGCTGCGGTGGGCCGTCGGCGGCCAGACATACGTCGCAAAAGAGGTCACGATCCCAAAGCGTCCGTTCCTGCCGACCGAGCTGGGCGGCCTGCCGGAGGACTGGAGCGCCGAGATCACCAACACGCTGATCGACTACCTCGGGCTCGAATAAACAACACCCCAGGCGCCCGCAAGGCCGCCGTGCGGGGGAAACGGTTCGCTCTGGACTGACTGCAAGCGCCGCGCCCAGGATGTGCGCACAAGGCCGCTGTGGGCCGCCTGATAGCAGACCAGGACCGTCCAGCCGCATGAAGCCGTTCGACATCTTCTACGCCGGCAAGCACACCGACTCCAACGGCGTGGACGCCGAGTTCGTCGAGGCGCACCTCAACGCAATCGCGGAGAATTACGATCCGGGCGTACATGAAGCGCCGATCGTGATCGGCCACCCAAAGGCCAATGCCCCCGCCTGGGGCTGGGTTGAGAAGGTGACGAACCAGGGAGGCACCCTGGTGGTCACGCCCAAGCAAGTCGACGCCGCATTCGAGGAAATGGTGGGAGCTGGCCGGTTCAAAAAGCGATCCGCGAGCTTCTACACCCCCGACAGCCCGAACAACCCGCGCCCCGGCGCGTACTACCTGCGCCATGTAGGATTCCTCGGCGCGCAACCGCCCGCCCTCAAGGGACTCGGACCGGTCGAGCTGGCGGAGGACACCGAAGGCGTGGTCGAGTTCGCGGACGTAAGCCTGCAGCTCACCCAGGGTACCGTGGCCCGAGTATTCCGCCGGATGCGCGAGTGGATCATCGATAAGTTTGACACCGACCAGGCCGATCAAGTGATCCCCGAATACATGGTCGCCGACCTCGAGGACCAGGCGCGCGCCCAGGACACCAGCGCACAGCCCACACCGGCATTCTCCGAACCCGAAGGAGCACCAACCATGAGCGATCCGAAAAAAGACGCCGCCGCCGAGCAGGCCGCCGCCGACATCAAAGCCCGCGAGGACGCGGTCGCGGCAAAGGAAACCTCCTTCACTGAGCGCGAGAAAGCCCTCGACGCGCGCGAAGCCAAGGCGCGACGCGATAAGAACGCGGCGATCGTCGACGCGCTGGTCAAGGCCGGAAAGCTGCTCCCCGCGGAGCGCGAGCGCGAGCTGGCGTTCATGGACACGCTCGGGACCGCAGACGTGATCGAGTTCGCGGACGCCGACGGCAAGCCGGGCAAGCGATCGCAGCTCGCCGAGTACCGCGAGCGCCTCCAGGCGCGGCCCGCGGTGGTACCGCTGGCGGAGTTCAGCGACCTCGGCGCCGATGGCAACGCGCCTCTGCCCGAGGGCATGAGCGCGCTCGAGCTGGCCGAAAAGGCCAGGGAATACCAGGAGGCGCGCCGCGCCAACGGCACCATCGTCTCGATCACCCAGGCGGTCCGCTCGGTGCGGGAAGGCCGCGCGGCCTAGTCCGCCGGCGCCAATCGAAACGGCACACAAGACAGGAGCATCAACATGGGCGGCATGACCTCGACCCTGATCAAGCATTACTCG